TCGCGCCACTCAGCAAGCGTGACCTGGTTGGTCACGAAGTTATCGCCGTTCTCAGTCGAGGCGGCACCGCCGCGCCATGGCTCGATATCCTTCACACCATCGCGGCCCAAGAGGCGGGTAAACCATTTCATGCGTAGCTCGCTATCCACGCCTCGGCATCAAAAGCCGCAGCAGCTTCAGGGTTTTGGAACATCAGCATCGCGGCATTGAAGAGCGCCATGAGCATGTCGATCTTCGCGGCGCCAGAGACTTCCTTGGTCACGACATAGTTGCTGCCTCGCAATGTCTGCTTGGCGTTCCCAACAGACCACGCCATCATCGGCTGATCGCCGTGAAGGAACCGCCCATCCTCCAGCTTCAGCGGGACTGACGAGATTGCGGTTTGCAACTTCCAGCCCTGGCCAACAGCCTGTACAAGCGGCTGCGCCAATTTTTCAGCCTCTAGCGCGTCAAGCAAAAGAGCGATACCGGCGCTATCGAGGCCAATGCCAGCCTGCTCTGGTAAGAGACCGCTGTCGAAGATGCGACGGCATATCTTGGCTGCAGCTTCGGCTTGATCTTCGCCGGAGGCGGCGATCTCAAGATCGCCAACCTCCTCGAAGTTGCGTAAGCGTGGGGCAATGCTTTTGCGCTGCTCGAACACCGATTGCCGCGCCCACGCCTTGCCCCATCCGAGCCACCGTTTCGTGCGCTTCTCCCGACCGATGACATACAGCGCCGCCAAGTCGTCGGCTCCGCCCCAGTCGATACCGATCGTGCATACTTCAGACCGACGCAGAAGAGCGTCGAGTCCAGTGAGAGTCTCATCTACACACGATGACCAGTGTAATGCGCCAGACCAGCCATCCCCGCCCAGACCGACACCGATCTCGATATTGAGATGTTGGCTTGCCCAGATTTGCTCCGTTTCTTTGCTGACGCGACCGTTGTTTTCATAATCGTCGACCAGCGCTTGAGGATCGATGGATCGACCGAGATTTGGGAGCAGGTGTTTCCAGTTTTCTTGATTGCGCCAATACTCCTGATCAACCTGTTGCTGGCGCGGGAATTCGTACAGCACCGGCAGCATGATAGGCGAGGATCCACCTTTGCCGTCACGAATGGCCCGCGCTTTGTCGAGCTCTGTTCGCCAGATCCCAGCTGGGGGCTCATCGGACTGTGTCGTTATCATCAACACCTGTCCGCGCTGCTTTGTGATGCCGCCGCCTCGTATCTGCTGCATCACCCTTGTTGCCTTGGCGACTTTCCCAAGCTCATGCAGCTCGTCGATAATCGTCAGAACTGGAATTTCGCCGGTGACGATCGACGTATCGAATGTTTTGACGTCAAGCTGCGTGCCGGTTTTGCGCCGCGTGATGCACTTTAGATGCTCCTGCACCTTGAAGATTTCGGCGAGTTTGGCGTCGCCTTGGACCATGAGCTGCGCCTGGCTAAAGCATCTTTCCGATATGTTCTGGCTCGGAGCGACAATCAGCATTTGCCGGTTGGGCGCCTCTTCCATGAAAAGTGCGGTAAGACCGAGAGCGGCGACGTAGGTCGTTTTCGAATTCTTTTTGGGAACCATGCAGAGCAATTCCCAAACAAGCCGGCGCTTGGTATCTGGATCCTCACTCGCCAGGAATGCGCAGAGCAGATCTCGGAACCAGTCGCCGCAGGCCTCGGCCAAATTTGGGTTTCCGGGAACGTCCGGCAGCCTCAGGCGGTTGAAGAACGCCAGGGCCTTTGCCGCCTTTTCCCGATTAATAGGAACATCGGCCATCGGCGTTTGCCCAGCCTGCAGCTTTTCCCACCAATCCGGGCAAGCGAAGCGCGGGAGATCCTCAGTGATGTGCATTCTGCGAGGCTTCCCGCTCAAGCTCGGCCATAAGATCAGCGTCAGCATCAAGTGCGCGCATCTCGTCGATCACCTTCTTGCCAAGACGTTCGGCCGTCTGCGTCTCTGGCTTCTTTTCCTCCGAAGCCAGTTCACGCTCTATCTCCATTCGATCGTTGCGTTCCATCAGTTTGCCGAACTCGCGAAGCGCACCGACATTGCCTCCCTTTGCCAGTTCCCAAGCAAGATCGAGGCGAGCCCCTTCCAGGCGGTCACGAGCAACCTCTCGGCTTCGAAGCTGCTGAAAATAATTCTTCCGCAAAGTGGGCTGCGTGATGCCCAAAGCGTTCGCAATGCGGGAATTGCTCCAGCCCATCGCCAGTAAGAGCATGACTTTGTTGCGGTTTTTCTCTGTGGCGATATGGGGCGGCCGTCCGCGCTTGCCCCACCCTTCTGGGATCGGGTCGCCGAGGAGGTCAAAATTCGTACTCACGAGAAAAAAATCCCTGAATGAGAGGGGCGCGGGTCTAGGGGCGGCAGGGCTTTCAGACTTTTGACCCGCCCCCCCCGGTCGGTCACCATCGGGTCTGCGACCGCTCCTGCCTCTGCTTCTCACTGTCGTGATAGGCCTTGCTCACACAGTGCAGGTTGTCGATGTCCCAGAAGAGATCAGGGTCGCCATGGTGCGGCCGCTTGTGGTCAGCAACTGGGCTGTTTGGTGCTGGGTGCTTACCGATGCAAAGAACGCCGGTTCGTTGGCAGACGTAAGCATCGCGCACCAACACATCTTGCCGCAGCTTCTGCCATCGACTGGTCTTATACCAAGCACGATACTCAAGCGCCTGGTCACGTTCGCGATGACGTTGTGCTTCCGCTTCCTGCCGTGTCACTGGAGCTGCTGGAGAAAGGCGACTACCTATCGTCTTCAGCCTTGGCTTGAGAGATGTAAGCTTGCCCATATCTCTTGAATGAAAAAGGCGACCCGAAGGCCGCCTGTCATCATCTCATAGCAGTAGCACTTGGCTTGAATCGGCGCCTCTCATCTGAGGCTTTCAAGCTGGGGCCGGCGGCGCTGTTCCCTGAAGCTTTCGCTTACTCTGGCCGTGATCTGGTCTCGGCGATCGGAGGGTGCGCTAACAACTGGCTCGTCCAATGCGCAAATGACTCTCACAGCTTTGTCACGAAAGCAAGAGGCATGCTCTTGATGTCGAAGTTTCGCCCACGCACATTGATGCGGACTTCAGCACGCGCTTCCCTGCACCATGTCACCTTGACCACAACGCAGTTGAACCCTGCGAATGGGCCATGCTCGATGTATCCTTCATCGCCATCCTGAAACGTCTTGTTCGTCTCCATCCTTGGCGCTTCCGGTGTCGTCATCGCATTGAAAACACTCACATCTGCATCATTGACGACGTGGTAGCCGCCAATTCCGCCAACGATATCTAGCACATTCTTGACCCGCTTTAGACCGTCGAAAGCCTCCGCTGATGGCACGCATTGAACCAAGATATAGCCAGGAAAGAACGGCCGCTCGCTCAAGATTTTCCGACCTTTGCGGATGAAGCACGTCATCTGACGCGGCGATGAGAACCTGATCTGCGCATCTGATAATTGCTTTTCCACAGAGAATTCCCGCCCGGTCATCACCTGCAGGCAGAACCATTTTGCCCTTTTCGGCTTCGCATCGACCAGATCAGACGACGCAGCCTGCAAATGGGCTTCAGTGATTCGCGACCTCTCAACGGTCCTATCCATCGCAGGCAGAGCGCGGGAGACATCTACCTCAATCCCGTTATGCATCATTACGACCCTATTCTGCATCATCATAGCCCCGCTCCATTCCTAGTGCCGCGCGTGCGGCCATTTCGAATTCACCAAGGCCTTCCGGCCCGCCCTTTGGAAACCACACCCCTGCCAGATGCTTCGGATCTGGCTCAGGCACCGGAGGCCAATGCATCTGCTCGTGATAGTCGCGCCAGCGCTCGAATGTCGGCGAACCGAGGGGCACGAACTCACAAAGAGCCGCCAAGGCCGAGAAGCGCTTGTCGACGTGATCCTTGGTTCGGTCGATCGCCATGCGATTGAAGCGGACTGCTTCCGGATATCCTTCCTGCTGAACTCGGCGACGGTATTCCTGCTGACGGAAATCATCCGGGAATATGAGATCCTTGCCGTCGATCCGAATGCCGCGCTCAGCCAGGAAGGCCATTGCGGTGCTCTCACTCGTTCGACGGTAGATTTCGAATTTCCTGACAGTGAGCGGGATAAGGTCATCTGGAAGATCGATGGGCTTCGGCCCGTCAAGCAACGACAGCATGCGCATAGCCGACCAGATGTGACCGTAAGGCGCGACCGTGACACGCTCTTCCTGCGCCTTGGCCTTTTCATGCGCGGCCCTCGCCTGCTCCGGCAGTCGCTCCCAACGGCGTTCGGTGAGATAGGTCGAGGCCGCTACAGCCTTTGTGCGTCCCAGCTTCTTGCGCTCCTCAAGCCAAACGGGCGTCATGCTCTCGCATTCTGCCCGCTGCGCCGCCGTCAGCGCATTCCACTCACGGCGCGCATTCGGTTCGCTGTCGTCAAGGTATCCAGGCATTTTCGCAAACCACGCCCTAAAGCGCCGCTCAATCGCTCTGGGATTTTCTTCCCCTTCCCCATCTTCACGCTCGCGCTCTCTCTCCGTTCGTTCAACAGGGGGAGTTAAATTACTGTCGTTAATAGGTGCCGGTCCAGAACCGGCAGGGGGTGCCGGTCTAGGACCGGCAGGGGGTGCCGGTATACCGGCAGGGGGGGTGCCCTTTTCAATCCCATCGATAGGACCGAATTCCTTTTCGTCTTCATCGTCCCATGCAGCAAATGCATTGCTGTCGACAACGCGATCGAGCACGACGCGGTACCAGTGGGCGCTGTCTCGGCCGTCAGCGCTGGCAACTTCCTGACGCTCGACGACACCGATCTCACCAAGTCGTTTTAGAGAATCCTGCACCGTGGAACGACCGCAGCCGAGCTGTTCAGCCATTTTGACCTGGCTGCGTCGGCACCATCCT